ACAATTAAAAGTAAAAGATTTTCTAGATGATAAAGGAAATCTTACTGCAGCAGGTAAGCAATACAGAATTGAAACATCTAAGAAACCAAACATAAAAGATTACGCAGCTAAAGATGATTTTAAAAAAGCAGAAAAAATTTATTTAAATAACATAGACAAACCTGCAGTAGCTACTGTACTTCAAAAAGATTTACCAGGATATGAAGCACCTGAGATAGAATTAAAAGCAGAGGCTAGTGGTAATATACTTTCTGGTGCTAAATCTAAAGATGTAAATGTTACTATTACAGGTAGTTTAAAAGATACTTCCTACACTGCTGATATAGAAGTACCAGATAAACCAGCAATAGTTCCAAGTAATGTAGCTAAAGCAGACCCTACAATACAACTTAAAGGTCCACTACGAACTAAAGAAGTTACATCTTATGATGGTACAAAGCAAACTATTACAGAATCTCTTTATGTACATAGAGACCCTCAAAAGCAAAATGTTGCAATGAGTAAGAAAGTTGCTCAAACAAAAACTGTTACACAAGAAGTTAAACCAGGAGTAACACAGTATGGAAAACAATATAAACGAGGGTTAAAAGATATAGCTGCACAAGGAATTGAAATACCAGGTAAAGTTAGCGTTACTGATTACGGCACAGGAGCTACAGCTTCTTTTGAAGTTAGCAATAGTGATTTTAAAAAACACCTTGAAAAATTAGAAAGAGTTAAAGATACTAAATATGGTCAAACAGAATTAGATTCATTAGCAAAAGGTTTAAAAGGTGGACAAGCAGCAACATCTATGGGGTTGAAAGACTTCAATATAGGTAGTCAAAAAGTATTTGATGTTCTTTACGATGAAGCTGTACAAGTTAGAAACATTAAAAAAGGTATAGAAGAAAAGCTTATAACTAGTAGCAAAGCAGCATATGCAGAAAGTTTGAAATCGGAACCAAGTGTAGCTAAAGCTCCATTGAATTATGCAGAAGTTGATAAAGGTAGTTTTATAAATTTCATGGATAAGAATAATTTATGGAAAAAGAATAAAGCAGGTGAAGTTTTATTAGATAAAAATAAAAAGAAAATTGTACCACAGAATTTATTTAGATATCAAGAGGGTGGAGATGCTAGACAAATAACAAAATCATTAACTTATGAGCAGTTGAAAAGTATTGCACCTAAAGGTGAAAAATATTTATTTGAATCAGATGCTCAGCGTTCTCCGAAGAATACATTTAAATACAAAACAACAGGTATATTAGATGAGAAGAATAAGTTCACTCATTTATTTAAACAACAAGATTACACTACTCTTAGAAAAAGCTATGAAAAGAATTTAGCATGGAGTGCTTATAAAGAATCTTTAAAAATGACAGGTGGTAGTGCAAAGTTTAGTAGCAAAGCAAAGACTGAACAATTATTAAAAGCTGCTGGACCAGAAGCAGTCAATAAGATTTTAAATCAAGTTTCATCTGGAATGTCAGGCAACGAAATATCAAAGAACTTTTATAACAAAGATGGTTCATTTAATACCAAATCATTAACTAGAATAGCTCAACAACAAATTACATCAGATGCAACACATTTTGCTAATAAAAATAAGGTTAGTAAAAAATTCTTAACAGAACTTAAAAAAGGTATTAAGATGGTAATTGGAAAAGGATAGTGTATAATGTTAAATAGATATAAAAGAAAAAGAAACTCTGATGGGACGTTCAAAAAGGATGTGGCGTGGACCCCTTGGAATGAAGCATGGAGTTATAAAATGAGTGAAGAACTTAAAGATATGTTGGAGCGTACTGCTTGGACATTCATCGAAGCATTTATTGGTGCCTTAACAGTTGCTCCTCTTGTTGGTGT